GGAGGAAGCAGGTTTACAACGCCAGAGGCGTCTACAGTAACAATCTTACCATTGGCTCCTACAACTACGAGCGCACCAGCATAGTACTCCATGCCTATGATTTCATCAATCGCAGCAGTGGTAGCCTGATCTTCCTCAACATCAGCAAATGGTGACGTACCGTAGCGTACAGACAGTTTACCATTACTATCTGGGTACAGATTGCGTACGTCAGTGAGATACTTACTATTCAAGTTCAATGGAGAGTCGAATGTGTTCAACCCTCCACGGAAGTCCCGTGCTACAGCAGCTTGTAGCTTATCTACAGCAGGTAGCTTAATCTTACGCATCAGTGACCCTCCACCCACTCATTGAGTAGCATAGGATCATTCATCCGTGGATCAAGGATCAGCTTAGCACTGTCATGCTGCTGTTCTAACTGTTGTAATCTATTCTCGAATGATTGCTGTAACATAGTTACAGTAGCAGGGTTAGTGCCATCATCTGCTGCGTACTTCGCAGCGGCACCGTTAATGAGGCATGAAGCATCGAATGGTACAATCACTGATGGATCAGTGAACAGATCAGCAGGGTCTAAGCGGATATGAATGCGTAATGGTTGTGCAACGGACGTAGTAGCCGTTAATGGCCATACACGAAACAGGTTCTGTCCCGCAGGTGCCCAGCCTTGTACATCATCTGACGCATGTAGTGGTTCTACATAACGTGGTGACGTTCCAGTAAGTCTGTAAGGATTGATATTGCTAGATAGAATAGGCAGTGGAGTACTGTTACTACCGTAGCACACACGGTCCACATCACGGAACCCCTCACGTGTTCCAATGAACTCTGCTGTACAGAGTCCAGTACTACCATCTAGTTGTCTAGTCTCCCATTTAGTGAGATTGTCCCACCATCTACGTGAGCGCACTAGCTCATACGTTTCTTCAATCAACATGCCAATAGCATCCTCAGCATACAACTGTGTGCTAGGGCCTGCTACCTGCCGTAGACGGACGATAGTCCGCTGTATTAAATCACTGTGTGAGTAGAATGCCATGCTATACTCCTACACTCTACTTACGAAAAAGGCTCCACTGTGTATGACACAGTGGAGCAAGTTACTACAGCACCTACCTACTTAGGTCAGCAGAGTGAAGTAATGCTGAACACCGTACAGGTGGGTCTTGTCCACAATACAGCGGATAACAAAGTTAACGCTGCCATTGGGGATAGCAGTCGAAGGCAGGTACAGACCACGAGGATCAGCGTTAGTCGCACCAGCAGTAGAAGTGGTTGGAAGGCCCGAGGTCAACGCACCAGCGTTAGCTGCGGCAGTGTTATTCTTCACCTCCGCAACCAGCAACAAGCTGCGATACGGCACACCGAGGTAGTTGCCCCAGCCAACGTCGATAGTCGTAGCAGCTGTAGCCTCCCAGTTCACACGGTCGATGTAACGGAACGCTTTAACGCCCTGAACGGTAGTCGTACCATTCAGCGTCAATGCTTCCGTCATGGGCTGGCCCATGTAGTCACGGCCCTGCACGCGAACGAAAGTCGTAGCAGCGCCAGATGCACGGACAGTGACGTTACGACCATACAGGCCCCACTGCGCTAGACTACCCGTGTACGTAGAAGCAAATGTGGTAGTCATACCAGCAGTGGCGATGCTATTAGCAGCAAGGATGCCATCGAGATCGAGTGCATTCAGCACACCAATGTCCATGACAGCAATGTCAGGAGAGCCATCAGCGCCGAACGAACCGATCACCGCATGGTTGAACCAATTGTTCACACGCTGCGGCCAGAATGAAGCAACACGACGCGTCATCTTACAAACTCCTTAACATAGCAGGCTGCTGCGTACGCTTGCCCACGAGTGATTTAAGATCAACATAGTCCGGTGCACGCACAGGCTCACCAGTCTCTAGGTCGATTTCTTCATTCGCATGTTCAAGGATGCCAGCAGCAGCCATCTTCGCTCGCGTCTCGAACCACACACTGTGTCCACCAGGGAAGTAGACCATGAAGCTCTCAGGAACAAGTCGGCTGACTTGCTCAGACTTCATGCCCAGATGCTTACCATCCTTACCCTTAACAGTGGTATAGACAGTAGACGTAAGCTCGCGGTCCTTGACTACTTCAATCTGAAACTTCTTACTCAATGCCATGTGCTGTACTCCTTAGTTCATCACAACGGCGTGCGTACGGAACTGACGCCAAGAGCAGAAGTTACCCTGCCACACGACTCGCTTGCCGATAGCATCAATGGCCCATGGAGCAACAAGGTTCTTCACACGCATGTTCACACCCTTGAGGATGTGCATACGCAGGTACTTGCTGTTGATGAAGTAAGCCTTATCAACGTTGCAGTCTTCGTCGTAGAGCATGGGGATGCCATTGTGCGTGACACCCTCAAAGCCAAGGTCATACATGCCCTTGCCTTTCTTGCTCTGATCCAGTGGGATCATAACCTTATCACGCACAGCCTGACGGTACGAACGGATAAGATTGCGTCCAATGAGGATCAGATCAGGCTTGTCAGTCTTCAACTTCAAATCCATGAGCACGTCATCAAAGGCTTCTTCGATGTTCGTAGCATCAAGGCCACCAGCGAAGTCGTACGCAGACGGACGCCACTGCACTTCCGTACCACGGTTCATGCCACCAAGCGTGCCCGTGGTAGGATCATCAGGGATGAGAGCTTCCAATCCGAGAGGATCGACACCAGCGCCAGCGCCGTACAGATACTCACTGAACTTCTCACCGATGCTTTCTTCAAGCACATCGAGCTTAGCAGTGAGCAGCTTGAACAACGCAGCTTCACCAGTGTTCTCGTCCACTTCCTGATCGCTGATAATCAGTGAGCCTGCAACACGCGACCAGCCGTAACCAATCGTGCTGAACTCACTCGTCTGCGCAACAGGCAGTTCATCGTAGTACTGATACGATGCGACGTTAGGATTACGACTCATTGTAATAGGATTGGTGATGTTAGCACCACCATCCTCGGTCTCGACACGTTCAGTCGCAAAGGCCCAGGCCATAAGAGCGTTGCTCTTAATACTAGCCATGATGAGCTTACGACGGGACTTGTCCAACATGGAATGCACAATGGTATTGAGAGTACCATTAGCAGCTAAAGAAGTGTTAATCATTGTTGCTACCTATTAGCGGTTAACGTTGATGCCGTGTTCACGCAGCGTTTCGCTAACAATGTCTCGCATACTGCGATCATGGTTAACTGCTGTGTTCACACGTGGAACTACAGTGCCATTAGTCGAACCGCTAGGAGCGACAACCTGTGCTGCGTTCATACGCTGCGGCTGTTGCTGCTGTTGCGGCTGACGGGTCGCTGCTGCTTCATGCTGTGCTGAGAGAGGACGGTTAAGATCATAACCGTTCTTGTACGCCCAGGCTTGAAGCATCAATGTAGCTTCGCGCAGTGGTAACCGCTCGTCAGCTTCTAATACACGTTGGAGTTCAACCTGTTGTTGCTCGGCCCAAGGGAACGTGTCAAACAGTTCCTCTAGTTCTCTATCCGCTTGTGCTTGAAACTGCTGCAACTGCTGCTGTTGTTCTAACTGCTGCTGCTGCGTAGACAGGTTCTGCTTAAACGGTGCAACTTCTGTCTGTATCATGCGCTGAATAGCGGCCATGTCTACAGACCCTTTGAGGTCCTCTAGATTATGCCCCAGGGCTAGTACCTCTGTCAAGACCTTCTTCGCTGCCTCGACGGGATTTGCCTTAAAGTGCGCCATGAATTGCATGGCAGTAGTCACTTCCTGAGGCTGTAGTCCTAGCTGCGTAGGAAGCTGTGCAGCTTCACGGAACGCAGTAAGGTGGGCAGTAGTCTTGTCTAACTCACGCTGTAGTGTCTCCGCTTGTCCACGATGCTGTTGCATCTGTGTATGGAAGTTACGCGCAGACTCGTATAGAGCACGCTCGTTACCTGCTTTGGCAACAATACGTCCTGTAGCAGGATCAACTAGGTTGCCTTCTGCGTCGGCAGGTAGACGCTGGCGGCCCGGTGTGTAGGCTTTAACAACTTGCCGCTCGGCTGCGTGTTCTTTGCTAGTGTCAGTTCCAGTGACAGCGCCAGTTGCTGACTTGTCTGATCCAGGAGTAGCGGTCGTGCTCTGATTGCTGCTCCCTGCGACTGCTGGCGCACCTGTAGTGGTCTGTTCCTGACCTTCCGTACTGACATCATTCGTCTCCGTAGTTGTGTCAGCAGTAGCAGCGTCATCCTGCGCTTCTAATCCAAACATACGGTCAACGCGTGCTTCGAGTGTTTCACTCATTGTTACATCATTCCATTTGCTGTAGTGTTGCCTTGTTGAACCATGCTGAGTACCTCAGGCAAAGCCTCAGCTACAGGTACGCCTTTAGCAAGTATCTCACCAAGTGCGACCTTTGCTTGTGGCGGCAATGCGTCAATCATTGCAGCCAATTCTTCTAGCGCCATTCCGCCACCACCTTGTGGTGATGGAGCACCAGTCGGTGAAGTCGGAGCAGTAGCTCCTTCACCCCCACCACCAGCACCTTGTGTGCTATTCCCCCTCTGCATTGCAACTACAACTTCCTCCTTCATGCGTTCAAACGCATCCGCAGGGAGGTTAAGTTCGTCGAACGCTTCTTCGAGAATAGTAAGGATTGTCTCAATGACAACGCTAGGTGCAAACTGTGCCAGCTTACCAAGTATCTCAGACATTTCTAATGCCTGCTGCTTCTTACCAGCACTAGTGGGCTTCTGCGTAGAACCACCTACAGTCTGACACTGGAACATGTCACGCAGTTCCTCTGGCACACGTGGTTGCCAGTTCATCGAACGCTTAGCGCCGATCAATGCACGGACTGCATCAGCTTCCATGAACTGTGCACAAAGGTAGCCAATGTTGTACAGTACAATGCCTAACGCATCTTCGATAGCGTCGATCTTCTCATCTAAGCGTAATGCAGTACCACTGTTGTAGTTCTCAATCGCTTTGTTAGTCGTGTTCGTCTTGAACTGTACGTTACGCATAACGTCAGAGACACCACTGACACGATCAATGGACTGGAATGGGCGTTGCAGATCGAATAGCTGCATAGCCTTTAACATACTGTTAGGCTTCTCTACGATCATGTCACGCATGTTAGTACCTTCTGGTACTTCCACACCTACAGCGTTAGGTCCACCACCAGTAAGCCATGCAATGACGCTATCACGGTTAAACTTGTTGTTGTAAAGGATGTTCTCCTTCACGTCCTGCCTAGCACGACGGAATTCATCGTGTATCTCATTGATAGCATCTTGCTGATCTAGGTAGTACGTGACGTTACTAGGAGCTAATGCACCTACGACAGTAGTGTTGAACACTAATGCCGTGAGTGGAAAGAACCCAGGCAGCATGTACGGATCATTCTCTGCCCAAATAGGCCAGTCCCAACGGTTATCAGTGTACAAGTACACTCGCCGTGTAATACGATCCCAGATGCGCCAGCACATGGTGCGCTGTGCTTTCTCTAGCTGCGCTTTACTCTCGTAACCGTACTGATGAGCAGACGCATCTGTCTCGAACAGCTTAAAGTTCTTAATGTCATCATCACCTGATGCGTCACCTAGCAGCACATGCGTAGGCTCGTACAAGGACATGACTTGTCCATCTTCACCCTTCTTACCATACCGTGCATTCAGGTACGCAGTGGGGTAAATCTCACGAATAGCCATCCATTTCGCATCACTGTAATCTGGCATCGACGCATCCGCATCGACGAGTACATCCTGTGGCGTACGATACTTGACAAACGGTCCTGGTGGCGTAAGAACATCTAATTCTTCCTCCAATGCGAGTAGCTGTCCTTCTACTTCACGGATAGTCTTAGTGTCTTTAGCATCGGCTAGTTCAGTCGATAGACGTTGAATGTCATCCTGCGCAGCAAGGATGGATTGCTGACGTAGAGTGTAACCGTATTCCATCCAACCGAGGTTGCACAGCTCAGCAGCTAGTACAGCC